ATGAACTACACCGCCGGAGAAAGAACAGCGAGCGGCAAGCTTGCCATTGCGCCAGCGGTCAGGGGCGACAAGCGTTCCAACATTGAGAAGGTCATCGCTGGTGAGCGCACCTCGACCAGCCGCCAGTACGCACCCAAGAAGGGCGTAGTCCCTGGCGCTAACCTTCTCCTTACCGTCCGCGGCAAGCCAGCTGCGGTCGTCCGCATTACCGCGGTCTACAAGATCATGGGATCGACCCAAGATGGGTTCGCCGTCCTCCAGGATCTCGCCACTGGCACAGAGGTAAAGAAGCCGATTGAGCGCCTGGCTGCCTCAGAGGGCTACGACGCAGCCGAATACGCCAAGACAATCTACAACACCAAGATCACACCAGGCGAGGCAGTCGCCGCGGAATACGATGCAGACCTCAACGCCAAGGCCCAGGCAGGCATCGATGCCGCCCAGGGCGCCCCAGCTGAAGCCCCAGTTAGCCGAGCAACAAGCATCGGTATGGCACCAGGGGATGTTCCGGTACCACCTATGGGGGAAACTACGCCCTCCGTGGCTCCTACACCCCTCCCAGAGGCTTCTATCCCCCCGGCCCAGACCCCCGAAACGCAAGTAACGGCGACGACCCCCACAGATGCCACCGTAGCTCAGGGGACAGAGCAGGGGACTTCTAAGCCTTTGGCCGCAGGTTCGAATCCTGCCGGTGGCGCCAGCAGCGCGTTCGCATCCATGACGGCAACACCAGAACAAATCAAAGCAACGGCGGCGCCCGCTGACGGCGACTTTGGTATCGAGGGTGAGACCCAGCCGTATACATTGCCAGAAACTGACGGCAGGTACGTTGGCATCATCGGTACCGCAGGGCGGCGAGTGGATGGGGCACGACTAACAGAAGGCGACTACCGATACCTTGTCAAGTACATCGGCGGGGCGGTCAAACCAAACGACGTCCTAATCTCCGGCGGCGCAGCGTGGGCTGACCACGTAGCCGTTCAGCTGTTCCTTGACGGCAAGGTAGGTGGCCTAGTGCTGCACCTTCCGGCAGAGCTCATCGTCGGGCCAGACGGGAAGCTGACGTTTAGGAACGGTGGCTTTGGTACCGCAGGCAGCACCGCAAACTACTACCACTCGCTATTCGACAAGGCCCTTAGGGTTGAGTCCGGATACTCGCTGAAGCAGATCCAGGAAGCCATCGACCGTGGCGCTGTCGTAACGTTCGGTGATGGCACGCAGGGCAATGAGGGGATGAAAGCACGCAACAGCCTCGTTGCACGCGACGCACGCGACTTCCTGGTAGCCATGACGTTTGATCCGAACATGAAGACCCAGACCCCGAGGGACGGCGGCACAGCAGACACCTGGCGCAAGCACCGTAAGGGACACCCAGAAGCTAAGCGTAGATTGGTAGACATCCGCGCTCAGAATCCAGACCCATCAGAAAATGAGCGACTACGTGCGTTCGACTCAAGGAAGGGCCAGTATGGGCTAAGCCTAGCAGAAACAGAGCAGACTGCGGACATGCTGAACACGATGGCCAAGGCTGAGGGTGAGAAGGGATCGCTTCTGGACAAGGCAGCTCAGAATATTAGAGAACTTGCCATGACGGAAAGCACAGCGCAGGGGTATAATCTGCAGCAAGCGCTTCAGGCGATGCAAGCTGAGGAGGCAAAGGTCCTTACCAGGGCTGGTAGGATTGCGTTCCTGCCAACAGACAAGCTTGTTTCAGCCGCTCTCATTATTGCGATGCTTGACGCACAGGCCCCAGTGAGCGAAGAAATCTATGACATGATCGACGAAGGGTTCCTGCCGAACGTTGGTATGCTAAAGAGGAAGCAGGACACAGAAATCGACGTGCAGGCTGCCATCAGATTCATGCGCGACCGCATTCTGACCAAGACAATCGAGCTTGGCAAGGGAGAAAATGACGTACTCATTACCAAAATCCTAAGGAACGCTGGCGTTCCAGAAAGCGCATTTGCCAAGACCGGCGCAGATGCTCCAGCATACACATACCCTGGTGCCGATGCGCAGGCTGCAGAGGTAAAAATCAAGCGTGTAAACAACGACCTGAAGCGCGTACTGGCCAGGGTTCAGAAGAATGCCGCAGATCTTGGTCCGCTGATGAGCCACCCAGAGGTGGCAAAGCGCCTATACCTGGTCACAAGCTTGCTTGCCGGTATCGAAGAGGACATTGACTCAGAGTTTGCCGGTAAAGCACTTCCATCCAGGCTTAGAACTGACCGATACTCTGGTCTTCCGTACCTTCGCGCACTTGAGCAGATCGATCCGATCTTCCAATACATCCGAATGCGGGCAGACATTGACCCTTCGCAGGTGCTCCCAGAAGATCCGGGCGACAGAGACCCGTATAAGATTGCCGATGCGGTACTTGCTGCTGGTGCGCAGCCCCCACAGTCGCGTGGCAAGCGAGGTAGATACGTGTACGACGAGGCGCAGCTGTACGCCACATACAAGGCTGGCACTCCGTACCGCCGATACGCGTTTGACATCAACGGAGAGGTCCATCCACAGTACATGACGCTTGACGAACTCGGCCTGGTGACCGATAAGTTCGACGGATTTGAGAACCCATACGCCGGAATGGCCTCAGTCAACGAAGGAGAGTCGGGCAGAACGAATAGAAGCAGGGCAAGAATCGGCATGCACATCAGCACCGACTCTAGCGCACGTGTAGAGTGGGTATCTCGCATCCCGAGTAAAGAAGTTGATGTACTGCGGGCCATCAAGAGGCTCCTTGCCGACAAGCATCCTGCATATATCACCCCTGGTACCCCAGACGAGATCGCAATCGTACCTGGTGCGTTCACTGAATACACCAGAGACGCCTCGCTTGTTGACGGTGCCGCAGACGCGGTATACAACGACGTCTCAAATGCAATGGGCAAGGTATACCTTGTAGACGTTACCGGCAGCAGACAGAGCCAGGTCACTATTGATGGTGTCACGTACTACATTGGCAAGGGTATGTATGCATTTAAGGCTGGCGACGAGACCGGCGTTAAGCTTGCACAAGAGGTATCAGCGCTTGAAGACGATGCTGGACCAAGTTCTCGTATCAGCAAGCCATTCAAGCTAGGCGACAGGGCAGAATACCCAGCGATTACTGGCGAACTTAAGTACTTTAGGATTGATATCGACCCTGTTGTCCACATGACCTTCGCGCATAACGACCATACGCTGCTCAGCCAGAGAGATGCAGCACGATTTGGTGAGCCATTTGACCCAGACCAGCAGATCACTACCCCACTTAAGCCAGCAAAGGGCGGTAAGTTCCAGGGAATGTACCTGATCAGCCCTGAATACACTCGAGAGCCAGGGTTTATCTACAGGGTGGTCGAGGAGCCGTACAACCTTGAGCTAAAAAACGAAGACGGAACACCAATGATCAGCGCAGAAACAGGCAAGCCTGTCACAGTTCGGATGTTTAGGACTGTCACGGTTGGCGAGCGAGTAAGAATGGCGCCTGGTGTCGTAGACTTCGCAGACTACACAGATAATAGCCCAACCAATATCGAGTTTGACGACGGACTTCGATTTGTTATTGGCAATGATATCCAGCTAGGTAGAACCCTGGATGGCGTCGACCTCATCGAGGACAACTACGACGATGTCGTGGCTATGGAGATCCGCCAAGAGCAGCCTGTGTTCTTGCAGGGCGCAGAACGCCGCGCAAGAGACCGCCAGGAGCGCATTGAGCAGGGCCTTGACCCAGTTGATGAGACAATGTCGGAGTCCGATAAGGCATACAGAAACTTCACCGAAGCAGGAGAGAGAGTCGACCATTTCGGTAGAGAGTACTCGTTTGCAGACCACGGTGAGTACGACAGCGATTCGGCATTTGATCCGTCTGTTGCCGAGCAGCGCTCAACAGATCGAATGCTGGTGCTTGCTCCTGGTTCCGGGGGGATGTCGCCAGATGAAGCCGACGTGAGGGCTCTGCCTCAGTTCACCATGGAAGACTTCATGAGTCCAGAGGGGCTCACCCCAGATAGCCAGAAGATTCTAGATCAACTCGTAGCCGATTACTTCTACATCCTACGCGTGCGAGCCCGTGACGTCTCCCAGATGGTACCAAACCCTAGATTGGTTGAGCGGGAAGGCCAGATTGGCTGGCGTGCGCTTAGAGGGGTTGTAAAGCTGAGGGGTGAGATGCTCAGGGATCTTGGCTATAGAAGGGCCCTTGCTCTACACAGGTACCAGACACGTGAGCCAGCCATCCTAAACGCTGTTCTATTTGACATCTTTGCTGCAACTGGAGACAAACTTGACGTGGCAAATGAGGTCACCAAGCAAGTCTACACGGATATCGAGGTAGAAGACAACTTTGTCTCCACACGAAAGGGCAAGCTGTCCTTCAGAGATACGCCTATTGTTGACGATTCCGACGCTCTAGCAAGGGAGTTTGCCCTTAGCGTAGCACGACGAATGCTACGCGAGCGAACGCCTAATGTCTACGAGACCAGCACCGAATCAATGGTTGCACGTGAAGCTTCCGCAGAGGAGCGTGCTATTGAGGCGGAAAGAGGCGGCGGATCGGCGGAAGCGGTCACAGACTATAAGAGCGAGCTTGCACAAATCTCAGAAGAGTCCGGAGACACCCGCGCAAAGGTCAGGCCATACTTCGGAGTGGAGATTGGAGAATCTCTGGAGCACACACTTGGAGATGGGAGAAAGGTATCCGGGTCGACCGAAGAGGGAAGGGACCTGGTTAGGGCGATCATTGATCAGGAGAGAAGCAACGACCAACTAGATGTAAAGTTTAATAAAGCGATGGAATCCTTTACAGAGGAACAGAAAAAGAAAGCTTCTGCAAAGAAGAGGTCGCTAGACGAAGCCGGACAAAAGAGGCTTAATAACCTTGTCAGCGCGCTTGAAACTCTAGAGGAAGAAGCTGCTATTAAAGCTCTGCGTAGAAGGATTAAGGACAAGGAAGCCCCTGCACCACAGCCTGTCGAGGCCACAGTGGCCAAGCAGCCTACACCGCGAGCTAACCGCGTGCTTGATCCTATGAGCGTCGACGAGCGCAGGGCATTTGCGTACAGGGCGTGGGCACTCTACTCTGAGCACGTTGCCGCAGACGGAGACGGAGACGCTTTCGTGAGGACTATCAATCGTGCACTTGCTGCCGCTACAACGGTGAAGGGCAAAGAGAATAAGTTCAACCAAGTCCTCAACTTTGTATTTGACAACAACGGTATAGTCATGGTGCCAGACGTTTATTTCACTGACGTTAATGGCAATAAGACTTACCCAGAGCCTAAGGTAAAGAACCCACAATACAACTCAGCTGCTAGAAGAACTAGCGCATTTGACGCCACACTCACCGTCGAGGAGATGGAGAAGTTTGTGTCAGAAATGTCAACAATGAGAACGAGCAGGTTGGCTGGTGGCCTGCGACAAATCATCAGATACGCCAAGACGCACAATAAGGCCGCAGGCAAGAAGAAGAAGCTAAGATTTTACCTAACGATTGACCGTGAAACCGGCATGCCGAAGTTTTCTCTATCAGTATCTCCAACTCGGCCAAGCCAGAAGTACGTAGCCACACCATTTGCTCCAGGTGGAGTTGACAGAGAAGGCAGAGTCAAGGTTGGCGGAGAGGCCTTTGATGACCCATTTGCTACTATGCAGGGGGACGCCAACAGGCTTCAGTTCTTGACTGCCGATGACATCGAAGCTGTTTTGCGAAGCACAGGTGCTGACTCAGCAATCAAGGTAGTCCGCAAAGAGTCTGAGATTCTCAGGCAATCTGAGGGCGTAGCTAGCGCAGAGGACTTTGCCAGAGCCCAGCCGTACGATCTTGTGTTCACCGAGGGATTTGACGCTGACGAAATCTCAGGGAGCCTGTTTGACGAACTACCAGACCACGTCAAGGGCGACGACAGATCTAAGGTGATGAAGATAATCCTTGATGCCGCAGTGAGAGCTAGATTCTTCCAAATCATGAAGACAGATCTTGACCAGCAGGGCATTGACAGCAGCTTCATTACTGAAGATGACCTTGACCCAAGCGCGTTCAAGAAAGTAGAGACACCTGAGGGGCCAAAGTATGCTCTTAAGCCACGCCTTGAGCAGGATGGCACGTTTGCCGGCCCGTTCTCCAGACGAGGCAAGGGACCAGTAAGAACGCTCAAACTTCGGGACATTGAAGGAGACGACAGGACTTCTCGCGCACTGAGGGTTGTGCTTGATCGAATCAAGCAGGGCGGAACGTACGCTGAGCAACTAGACATGGACGAGGCTGCGCGACAAGCTATTAACGTTCTAGAGTTCCGCAACAATGCTCTTGGGCTAGATCGCACTGCTGCCCCAGCGGCCCCAGAAGAGCCAATCAATATTCTTGCAACTAACGAAAGACAGTCCAACAAACTCCCACGATTTTCACCAGGGGCAAAGGCCGGTATCGCTGGCGGCACAATCGCTGGTACACTGGCTGCGTACCTGCAGTTCGGCGCTGACGAGCAGGCCAAGGAGATTGCCCTTGCCTCACTACCAAGCCAGGTTGCATTCGAAGCCCTTGGCGCAGTGCCTAAGGTCGGCGGTCCTGTAGCAGCTGCTACGGGCCTGGGACTGACATACGCAACTGGTGGCGACATGCTTCGGGCGCTTGCTGGTATCACAGGCTCCGTAATCGGCGGTATCGCAGGTACGGGTGCCGGTCTCTTCACTGGACCTGGTGCGTTCGTAAGCGGACTTGCAGGCAGCACGGCTGGGTACATGATTGCAGACAACCTGTACTCAGCGGTCACTGGCAAGTCACCAGCCAGCCAAGTGCCGAACAACATTGCAAGATCCAACTCGCTCATGGAGCAGAGGATGAGAACCCCAGGCGTGAGGGACTTCATGCCAGAGGCACCTATGCCTGTAGTTAATAGGGATATAGCTGAACTAGAGAGGATGGGCGGATAATGTTCAACACACAAGATCTTCAGGCATACGTCAACAGGTGCCTTCCGGTCTTTGGCCTTACCAACTGGAAGGTCGAGGTATCTCGTCACCCAAGTGAAGAGGACAACTGGGCGGATATCGAGGTTTCTGACAACCTGTGGAACGCCACCCTGAGGGTATCTAGCGACTTCTGGTCTCTTGACGCTGAGGAGAAGCGGCGCATTGTGGCCCACGAGCTGCTCCATGTCCACTATGCTGGGCCAGAGCGAGCAGTAGAGTCCCTGTCCGGCGTGCTTGGGACTGAGGCTTATGCCCTCCTATCGGCCATTTTCGAGAAGGAGATCGAGCGGTCAGCAGATGCCCTATCTACCGTTGTGGCAAGACTCCTTCCTCCGGTAGATGTGCACAGCTCTTGACAAGCCTGGATATATATAGAGAGTATTAAGGAGTCTTAATGGCACGATTTAGGTTTGGAAGGCCAATCTCGCTTAGGTGGAACGGGCTGCTAATTGCTGGCCCTGCTAATACCGTGTTCGAGATCCCTGACGAGTACTATGAGGAGTTTAATCAGGACATCGGGCCTGTAGAGCCTACCCTGGTGTGGCTAGACTCAGATGAGGGTGCTACTCTTAGGGCTCGCGTGACTACGCTGGAAACTACTGGAGGTCCGGTTGGCCCTGCTGGCCCGACCGGAGCTACTGGGGCCACGGGAGCCACTGGTGCTACCGGCCCTGCCGGTCCTGTCGGTCCTGCCGGCCCTGCTGGTCCTGCTGGACCTACCGGCCCAACTGGAGCTACTGGGCTAACTGGAGCAACCGGAGCAACCGGAGCTGCTGGTACTAACGGTACTAACGGAGCTACTGGGGCAACCGGCCCAGCTGGACCTACAGGTCCTACAGGCCCGGCTGGTGCAGACAGTACTGTTGCCGGTCCCGCTGGCGCTACTGGCGCTACTGGCGCAACTGGCGCTACTGGACCAGGAGTAGCCACTGGCGGTGTTGCTGGTGATATTCTAACCAAGAACAGCAGCACCAACTACGACACGACCTGGACCGCCCCTGGATATGCTGCATCAGGGCACACGCACACATCGTTTGCAAATAACCTGCAAATCAATAAGGCAGATTCCAAAGTTCAACTTCTGAACACCACATCTGGATCTGGAACCGAAGACGGTATGTACCTGCTTATGGCAGATACCAATGTCGGATATTTGTGGAACGCAGAGACCAGCGGTTCTCTTGTGTTTGGCACAGGTGGTGCAGAACGAGCGCGTATTACTTCCGCTGGTAAGTTTGGTATCGGAACCAACGCACCATCCCATCAACTTGAGGTAGTTGGTCCAGCGAGCGTAACAGTCGGAGTTAGTGCTGGCGGGGCTGGATTTGCTGAGCTAGAACTTGTTGGGCAAGCAGGAAAAAACTACATTACCTCTGACGACACGTTGTCATTTGATATTGGAGGGGCAGAGAGAGCAACTGTTTCTACAACCGGGCTTGACGTAACATCTGGAACACTCTCACAGGGTGGCACAGCAGTAAGTCTTTCTGGCCACTCCCACTCAGCCGCATCAACCTCCGCCTCTGGCGTGGTGCAGTTGAGTGATTCAGTAAGCACTACGAGCAGCGTGCTTGCCGCTACGCCGACTGCCGTCAAGACCGCCTATGATCTTGCTGTTGCTGCGGCGGAAAATGTTCATCGTTCATTTGGTTTCAGTTCATCAGCAATTGAAACGTGGTCAAGGGCTAATGCGCCTACTACCTCGGCAAGTTGGGCGAGCACTCAACGTGTTCAGTTTGCAATGTTTACACCAGTAAAAAATCTTACAGTTAGCACAGCATCTTTGTATGTCGCTGGAACCGCAGCGGGAACAACAACAACTGCAAGGATGGGGCTATACACATGGAATGAATCAACTGGAACAGCAACGCTTGTAGCACAAACGGCAAATGACACTACATTATTTAGTACAGTTAATACCGTACAATCTCGTTCGTTTGATACGACTGGAGGGTATCCAGCATCTTATTCCTTGGTTGCTGGAACTACATACGCATTCGCAGCAATTTGGGTTGGAACTACCACTCCGACGGTACTAGGACTTTCTTTTGCAGCAGTTAGCTCCCACCAAGGAATCGGTGGAGCACGAGTTTCAGGATTAAAAAGTTCTCAGAGTGATCTTCCATCAAGTGCTTCTTCATTAACTGATACTGCGGTTTTCCGTATCTGGGGGAGGTTCTCATGACCGAAGAGACTATGTCAGTTCCCGTGCCAGTTCCTGTGGAGTATTCTCCTTGGACGCTTGACCCCGCGTCGGGTATGCTCGTCTCAATCGTCCGTAGAGCGGATACGGGCGAGATTATTGGTAAGGCGGAGCGGATGCCTGAGGAGGGCCCAGAGTGAATGAAGCTACTGAGTAAGTGCGCAGTCTGCTCGAGCCCACTCGTAGACGTCATCAACCGAAAGATGACCGAGGGCATGTCAGACATCAAGATCAGTCTCTGGCTAAAGGCCGAAAACTCGTATATCAGTCGCATCACCCTAGGAAATCACAAGCGCCAGCACCTTACCGACGAGCACATGAATGCTCGTAAGCAGGTAGCCAAGAAGGTGCAGCAGGCAGTACAGATTGAGGCTACCAATAGCGACTTGGCCAAGCTTGTAAGCGGATACGTCTTCAAGATGGTTGAAAACGGGGATCTAGTTCCGACACTGTCGGAGGGACTCCGGGCCCAGGAAATGCTGGACCGAAGAAAGGAAAAGAACGCAGATCGAGGTCTCGCAGTCGCAATGGCTGGGATTCTCGGGGGCGGATCATACACTCTGATTGCAGAGGAGGTAGACAATGAACAAGGAACTTAAGGCTGTACTGGCGTCCTGGGGGCGCTCGTTCCTAGCCGCAGTAGTCGCCCAGCTGATCGTGCTTGGGGACGGCGTTCTCGACCTTAACCGTGACGGCATTCGCTCGCTCGCGGCTGCGGGCCTTGCAGCTGTTCTCCCAGTAATCCTTCGCTGGCTTAATCCGGACGATGTTGCGTTCGGGAACAAAGGAGAATAACTATGGCACCACCAAAGAAGGTAAACAGAAGCGTTGAAGGGTCAACTAAGGTCGAAAGCCGTGGAAACACAGGCAAGAGCACTCCTGGAAAGCGCTATTCCAGCGGAGCCCCCGCACGCGGGACTCAAGCTCGCAAGGATATCCTTGCTGATATGCAGCGCCTTGTTAACTACGTAAAAACCGGAAAGTTCAAGAACTGGAAAGAGAAGAAGAAGATCTGGGCGCAGATTGACAACTATCGGGTAGCACTTGGAACCCTTAAGGAGACCAACCGCAGGTCGAAGAGCAACGCCACCGGCGTAAGCACTTATGCCGACGGTACAATCAAAGTGAGGAAGGAAGCCGGATTTGATCGAGACTCCGGTCGTGGCGGTGGCCGCAAGTCCTCGCAGATGTCCGATGGCGGCGGGAAGCCTACTAAGCCGAAGGGCAAGCCAGGCAGTCCTAAGCCTCGTCCAGTATACGTACAGGCTGGGCAGTCGTTCGACTACATGCCGTTTGACGGCGCTCATCCAGAGAAGTCAAAGCGAACTGCAGCCCAGGTTTACAAGGATAAGATTGTAATGCCGGCTGAGAAGGCCAAGCAGGGAGAGTCACGTAAGGACTACATCCTGCGCAAGACTAAGGAAGGACTCGCCAAGGGCGGGACGCGTGGTCGATAATGTTGGGGAAGAAGAAGGCTCCAAAGAGCCAGCCAAACCCGAAACCAGATCGATCAAAGATTACCTACATGGTTAAGGAGAAGAGAACTCCTGGGATTCCAGCTAGCTCAGCTCCTTATCGATATCGTACAGTTAAAACATCAAGGGGGCGATAATGCCAGGAAAGAAGATGCCAGCGTTCCTCATGGATATGTATGCCAAGAAGGGCGCTAAGGTAAAAGGTAAAGTTAAGGCCAAGACAGCAAAGGGTAAGAAGCTTCCTAAGGGCGGCAAGACTCTCTTTGGCACCAACAAGGCCGGCCAGCGAACCGTAGCCCAGCGTGGCTAAAACCCCAGCCTGGACCCGCAAGGAAGGTAAGAACCCTGCAGGTGGGCTGAATGCTAAGGGGCGTGCATCCTACAAGGGTGGCACGCTAAAGGCGCCAGTTAAGTCTGGCGACAATCCGCGTCGAGCGTCGTTCCTGGCCCGCATGGGTAACATGCCTGGGCCGGAGCGAGACTCTAAGGGGCGACCGACGCGTCTCCTGCTCTCCCTTCAAGCGTGGGGGGCTAGCAGCAAAGCCGACGCTAATGCTAAGGCCAAGGCGATCAGCGCTAGAAACAAGGGGAAGAAAAGTGCCTAAGATGACTGTAGCTCAAAAGTACAAGTCGCTTAAGTCCCAGACAGAGCGAGCCGGTATGACCGTCAAGGAAAAGAAGGGCAAGCTCGTCGTGTCCAGGAAGTTGAAGGGGAAGAAACGTGCCAGCTAAAAAGGGACTTTACTACAACATCAACGCCAAGAAAAAGCGCATTGCCGCTGGATCTGGCGAGAAGATGCGTAAGCCAGGATCGAAGGGAGCACCTACATCCAAGGCGTTTAAGGAATCCGCAAAGACAGCTAGGCGCAGAACCGCTTGAACATTAATGCTGAGATTGCCCAAGATCTCGCCAGAGGTCGAACCGACATCGGTTTCTTTGCCTCTCGCTGGCTGGGTGTCAATCTCAATCCGGGCCAACTGGCCTGGCTAGAAGGTATGGTTGCCCGTGATGAGACAGGGTTCAGGCCCAAATACCTGACCACTGTGTGCAGCGCTGGCAACCGGGCCGGTAAGACTTTGGGGATGGCGGTTGGAGTCCTGCACTCTGCCACCTACAAGCTGGGACTTCGTCCCCCGACCGCTGGGTCCATTGAGGATGCCGAACGTTGGACTACCGAGCCTTACGAATGGTATCACATTGGTATCCAGCAGGAAACTGCTGAGTTGGTGCATAGGGAACTATCGATGCTTCTGCAAGGAGGCCACCCCGCCCAACGAGGTAGAGGATGTCCAATAGTGAAAGAGATCGGTCCAGTCTACAACTTCGAGAAGAAGTACCGTGGTGAGTACCTGTGGATCAAGGTCGATCCCATCTTCGGTGGGGCCAACATCCACTTCCGCACCACCCAGGACAAGGCCAAGGCGCTCCTGGGCAAGGACATGAATGGCATCTCGTTCGACGAGGCAGCCTTCGAACCACATCTTCTCATGATCTACCAAGAGGTTTTGAACCTCCGACGGCTCTCGACGGGTGGACAGCTGCACTTCATTGGCACACCGACTGAGGGCATCAACGACTACTCAGACCTGTGGGAGCTGGGAAACCCAATCAACCCAGACCGAAATGACCAGTTCATGAGCTTCCGGCTCTCGACTAGGGACAACGTAGGGTTCGGTCTTAACGCCGCAACGTTCGACTCCATCGTGCGTCAGCAGGCAGAGTACCTTGTACCACAGAACATCGACGGTTACTTCATCGAGGCGAGAGATGCGTACTTCAACTCAGACATGATCGACAAGTGCTTCGTGGACTTTGAGGAGGAGATTGCTCCGACCAAGGGCCGCAGGTACTCCCAGGGCGTAGACCCTGGCATTTCATCAGACGCAACGTGGGCAGTCACTATTGACTACACGGAGCGCGACATGATGGTAGGAGTTAGGTGCCGCCGCAAGGTTGGCAAGCAGACAATCCCATCGGTGGTGAACATGGTGCGAGAGGGGCACCTGCTCTATAACCAGGACGGTGCTGCATGCACCAGCACAATTGACTCGACTGGCTTCGGTGGAAAGCTTTTCCGCCAGGAGTTCAGCATCATCAAGCCACTGAGGGACTATGACTTCGGTGGCACGAGAGCCAAGAAGCTGGAGCTTCTGGCAGATCTCAAGGCCGTGATTGATCGGCAACAGCTCAAGCTCCCGCGCAAGGGTGCTTGGATGGAGCTCCGGCGCCAGCTGCTGGGCTACAAGCTAGATGACAAGAAGCTGGAGACTGATGCCGTAATGGCACTGGCGCTGTCGGTGAGGCACGCGACCAGAAACCCTTCGAACCCGGTGGCGAAGCCTGTGTTCAGTTACTTTGGGGAGATTGTAAATGGCTAAGGAAAAGTTTAAAAAGATTAATACTAACTTCGTAGACGGCAAAGCTCGTGCTACGTTGTATACCGATGATCCTAACATTGCTCCTGCATCAACGATTGCCTCCATCCGCGAGACAGTTGCTAAGGCACGTCAGGAAGTCAAGGGCAAGAAATCTCCTATTCCTCGCGCAGGAACGGTCGGCTCCCCAAAGGTTGAGTCGTCAGCTAAAACTACGAGCGCCAGCCAAACTGCCGCAATTAAAGCCGCCATTGAGAAGGCACGCCTCGAGATCCGTGGTGCACAAACCAACAATGTTTCTGCACCTGGGACACCGATCAAGACTGAGCTTACACCAGCTGCCACAAAGGGCCGTAAGGCAAACGCACTCCCCAGCGCAGTTGCCAATGGTCGCTCGAAGAAGGCCGGATCGGGCCGCACCATCAACGATGCAGTCATCTCCGGTGGCAAGGTCCGCGTTGCTAAGATCAATCCAAAGTTCGACCGACTGCAGGCCCTCACCGCCGAGCAGAAGAAGGGCATGTCCCTTGAGCGCCAGCGCCTAAACCAGATTGGAGAGGTAGCTGAGGAGAACGAAGACTACCTTCTCGCTCTTGAGGCCATGAACCGAAAGCAGCTGGTTGAGCCAGAGCAGAACCGAATGCGTGCGATCTACCGGCGCTACGACCACTACTTCCACCCTAATACCTTCACACTTGGTGGAGCAGACCACTGGGCAGAGGACCCAAGCGCACGGCTATCAGGACGCTCGCACGTGTCGGTCAACCTGCACGCCTCATACGTCCAGATCCCAGCATCACTGCAGGCTGTAACCCCTGTCATTAACTACGTACCAACGGGTCCTACCGAAGGCGAGCGAAACCAGGCTTCACGCAGAGAGCGTCTCATGTACGCTTGGTGGGATTCCAATGACATGGACCTAAAGCTCGAAGAGGCAGCTCTTCTCAAGGCCCTGTACGGTAACACAGCTGCCAAGATCTTCTGGGATCCGATCAAGAAGATGCCACGCATCCAGATCGTCGACACCCCAGAGAACCTCTACGTTGGCTACGGAAGTTCTGACTACACTCGTGTAGACTGGGCTCTTTACAGCTACGGTCAATCCCCTCAGGCTGTACTTGAGGACTACGGCGTTGACGTTATCCCGGTACGAGATGGCAACCAGTGGTTCCCATATACCTCGTCCAGCACGCATGACGACCCAATCGCCAGCATCTACCTGAACAGCTACCACCGCGATCCGATCCGCTACCAGACGGCGTACGACCAGATGAAGATCGAGATCATGGACTACTGGTACAAGCACCCTACTACCCCAGGCAAGCCACCGCTCGTGTGCAACGCTATCATCGTCGGCAACACCGTCGTGAAGCGCACTGAGCACCCTGAGCTTGAGGGTATCATCCCTTACATCATGCTCCGGAACAGCATGATCCCAGGCAGCCCATACGGCAAGCCTGAGCTGTACGACATCGAGCAGCTCCTACGGGAGAAAGACGAGAAGATCACGGCGCAAGCCCAGATGATTCACTCCGTCGTTGGCGGTCAGATGTGGCAGCTCACTGGTGCTGAGGCTCCCGATGAGGTCCCGGCCAACGCCATCCCGAAGCCAAACCAGGTCGCTACCCCTGGGGCCGGTAACCGCATTGAATCCATCAACCCATTCATTCCTCAGTTCCAAGTAGAGGATTACAACAAGCGTATCGACCGTGAACTTGCAGTCGCCTCTGGCTTGAACGATCTTCTACTTGGACTTGCTCCATCTAGCGTACTTGGCTCGAGCCGTGCGATTGCGCAGCTCATGGCCAACTACGAAGCTCGTATCTCCCCGAAGCGCAAGCTCCTCTACAGCTGGATCCAGCAGGTGTGGGAAGTGTGCGCACGCGTGTGGGAGAACAAGGACAAGGCAGTTGCTAACGTCATCGATGGCGAATACTCCATCATGCTGACGCCTCCAGAGCTCACACCACGAGACACCATCGAGCTTGCTCAGACCGCTATTAACCTGGTGCAAAACCGACTCTGGTCGGCAGAGCGTGCGATGGATCGCATGGGCGTAAGCGACCCAGAGGGCGAGAAGGACCTGATCCGCGACGAGCAGACAGACGCCACGCTCAACCCAGCTGCGGTACAGACGATGGGTGCTCTCATCCAGATGTTCTCGCAGATGCAGCAGCAGGCTCCTGAGGCAGCTCAGCAGCAGGCAGAGGCAGGGCAGGCAAGCGCCATGGAGGCTATGGCCAGCATGAATCCACCGCAGGGTGGCATGCCAATGCTGAACGCTCCAACCGATGGCGCCATGCCGCCACAAGAAGCCCTTCCTCAGAACGCGCAAGAGGGCGGGGCAGATCTAATGTCAATGCTTCAATCAATGCAGGGAGGTAATGAATAATGGCCAGACGTGGTAGCTTCGGCAGATCAGGCACAACACAGAACCTTTCTGTACTCGTGTACCAGCTGGTCAAGGAGCAGATGAGCACAGATCTTACGAACATCCTTAACGCCTACGAGACTAATATGAAGGATGGTAGATACACCACCCAGTTCAATGGTCAGAACGTAGACGGCGAGTACGTCATGACGTACCTGTCTCAGATGCTTTCTGGGTTCCCCCCCGGATCAACTGAGTACGAGACCCTTAACTCGCAGCTGTCAACATTCCGCTCACGATACCAGCGCGATGTCCAGAACCTTGTTATTGACTCGATGAACAACGGAACCCAGATTGACTTCGGCCTTCTAGGGCCGGCGTTCTCCAATAAAGGTATTGCAGAGGTAGAGCTTTCCGACGTCCGTAACTGGGCAGACGGAGAGATCGCTGCCTTGCTCGAGAATGGCGATAGCGCCCAGGCCGACAAGATCAAGGGCGCAGTCTTCGTTGCCGGGTTTAACGTAGAGAACGATGGCAAGGTTGCCGCTGTCAACAATGAGTCTATGACCAGAGGGCAGTACAACAACTGGTTGAAGGGTCAGCTGAAGGCTGCTCTCGACGCTGGCTATACAAAGGACAGCGAGGCATATCGCGGCATCCTCAAGCTACAGGCTGAGGCCGCGAAGCAGGCTAAAGTTGAGGGTGAAGGTAAGGCAGCAGAGGCGGTCGTCAAGAAGTTCAACGCTATCAAGACTGCACTAAACGACAAGGCCAGAGACATGCTACAAGCCTATGCTGATGCCAATGGTATCAACATGGCAGAGATCAATGCGCTCATTGGCCAGGCTAAGGGCGACTTTGTTTACTACGAAACGATGCAGACTCTCGCTGCCCAGATTGGCAAGGGCGGGGAGTACGATGGATTCTACGGCGACGTAACGAGATTTGCTGGGGAACAGTTGCTCTCAGAGTTTAACTCCTTGGTCGTAGGCAGCCAATCGCAACTTATTGACCTGAGGGAGAATGGCCTAGGCGGCTTGTCTGAAGAAGATAGGATCAAGATAAAGGGCGACCTCGATGGAGAGATCGCCACTGGCAATGCGTACGTTTCACAAAGCGGTATCCCGTTTGGTTCCGGCGGAAGCCTGAGCGCACTTGATTCTTTGTATACTGGCCTAAGTTCTGCTGGCGTTTACTTTAGAAATGATGGGTCAACAAAGGTTGGGCAAGGCGGGCATCCTGAAGCTGTGTTTGACGTCATGAAGCAGTTCGGTGATCAGCTTAAAGATGTTGAGGGGTATTCTCTTCTAAAGTCCCTTGCACAAGGCAACATCCCAGTAACTCTAATCGAAGGATCTAGCGAGCTGATCCAAGATAACAACCCGCCAGACGGCGTGATTGGCGCAGCAGAATGGAAAACAGCTTTCGAGAATGGCCTTTCACGAGACACGTTTGCTGAGATCGAGGAAGCTGCCTCGACAAAGGCCGCTACACTTGTAATGCCATCTGTTGGTGGATCAGCAACAATCTCACCAAAGACTTTGGTATCGATTGTTCTTGGTGCCCACATGAGCAACCACCTTCTTGCGACTGGTGGTCAGGTTGTGATGAACTCAACTGGCATGGTTACAATCACCGACAACGCAGCGCCTGGCGGCCCTCTTGCACGCCCTGCCCTCATCAAGGTAGGTGGCAAGACATATGGCGGTATCAGCGAGCCTATGACCATTACACAGGTCACAGAAGGTGAGCAGGTAGCGTCTGACTGGGCTACCACCAACACAAACATGCAGATCAACGTATACAGAACTGGTGGTCCTGGCGACAAGAATGCCGGGATCTATGTCAGTATTGTCGGGGGACTCGAAGGCCCAAACGGCAAGGCGCCAAATGGCATTATTATCCCTTACGATAAGTTCAAGCGTTGGATGCGCGACGTTGCCGGTATTGACATCGACGACAGAACATTCATGGTTCCAAACTCGCAAGAGCCAGCCGCTATCAGAATTGCCTCTACCGACAGAGCAACTGCGGAAGGAATCGATATCAATAAGGCTCTTGCCGGAATCACCAACCCAGATAGCGAATACTTCATTGGTAGATCTACTACTGGCAAGGGAGCTGGCATCATGCAGATCACAGAGGCTGGAGTTACCAGCCTACAGGATCCTGGGTTTATTACTGATCCAGCCAATGTCAAGGGAGCTATCGACGAGGCGTTCAAGAATCCATCAGATATCTTGTCTAGGGCTACTGCGTACGCAGCTGCAAGAGGCGAGCAGGTAACTCAGAAGGACTTGATCAAGGCCGTTTATGCCAGCATCCCTGGTATTCCTACGACGTACAACATGGACCTCCAGGCTGAACAGTTTGGTAAGTTCGGCGACGTTGGCGCAAGGATTACCGCCCTGTTCCCAACCATTAAAACTGGGGCTCTAGTGATTCCAAGTGGAGAGGGTACAGTGCCTGGGACAACGGGCCCAGCTCCGACTATTCCAGAAGGCCCAGTCCCATCGTGGAGGCAGAACCAGGGAACTGGTAAAAGTGTTAGTCCAATGGAGGACAAGTACGGCAAACCTAACCCTTTGACCCCAACGCCGCCTGGAGGATCAGGGAAGAAGGATGGCGGCAGCCCATTTGGATTCCTGGGGGAAGTGTTCCGAAATATCCCAAATATCTTCGAGCCACCAAAGGTTGGTGGTACAAAGCCAGCTGGGATTAAGCCAACAACCGGAGTTAAGCCTAAAGACACCAAGCCAGTGTCGTACTCGCTCACTCCTAGAAATAGACCGCCTGGAACCGGGGGTGCCGTTTAATGCCACTGTACTACGATGATCCGCCACGAAGACTACCTGGTACTGAGGTAAGTACCAGGGATCTTCGGATTAATCTTGACATTGGCGGAGACCAGAAGGTAAAGGATCTGCGACCAGACGAGCAGCTGTTCGCTGCAATGGGTAGCGCGGTAACCGATACA